GCTGAACCTTGGCCCCACACACGCGCACACCGCCGCATATTGAAATAGAAGGGTTTTGAGATGGGTGGACCTGCGCCGACACCCCTCGAACGCAAGAGGGCACGCGGCAATCCAGGCAAGCGATCGATCCCCGACAAAGAGGCGACGATCGCGCTTGATTCTTTGACGGCTGATGACATGCCGGCTGGTTTGGGTGATGCCGGTGCTGAGTTTTGGTCTCGGTCGATTGATGTCGCTGGTTCGTGGCTTGGCCGCAGCGATGCGGAGTTGCTGCGGTTGGTGGCTGAGGCTTTGGATCGTCGCGCTAAGACGATTGAGATTCTCGATCGTGAGGGTTGGTCGGTCACGACTGACAAGGGTTACCCGTATAAGCATCCGTTGACTGGTTTGCTGGTTGATCTTGAGAAGCAGATCGGTCAGTGGCTTGCTCAGTTGGGTATGAATCCGACTGATCGTTCTCGTCTTGGTGTTGCTGAGGTGAAGCAGAAGGGCACGCTCGAACTGTTGCGGGAACGCGCTAAGACTGGTGCGTAATGGCGAAGTCTGGCGCTTGGCCACCTTCGCTGTTGACTCCTGTGCCGGCTGCTGATGTGAAGCGCGGCGATGGCGAGTTAGTCTCGGATTTCATCGAGGGCCTTTGTCCTCAGGTGAAGGATTCGATTGGTGGTCGTGCGGGTGAGCCTTTCAATCTTAGACCGTGGCAGCGATCGCTCCTTGGGTCTGTTTTTTCTCGGCGGTCTGATGGTCGGTTACGCCATCGGCTCGCTTTGGTTGGCATGGCACGGAAGAACGGCAAGTCGGCTTTAGGTTCTGGCATCGCTCTCTATGGGCTGATCATGGGTCCTAAGGGCGGCGAGGTCTATTCGTGTGCTGCTGACCGTGATCAGGCTCGGATTGTTTTCGGTAGCGCTCGGGCGATGGTTGAGGCGAGTCCTGAGTTGGCTGCGATCACTAAACTGTACCGGGACGCGATTGAGGTGCCTGGCACTGGCTCGGTCTATAGGGTGCTTTCTAGTGAGGCGTTCACTAAAGAGGGTCTTTCGCCATCGCTGGTGCTCTATGACGAGTTGCATGCTGCGCCGAATGATGAACTGTACAATGTTATGCAGTTGGGTCAGGCCGCTCGTCGCGATGCGTTGATGTTGGCGATGACGACTGCTGGTGTGCGGTCTGATAACACTGGCCAGGATTCGGTTTGTTATCGGCTGTTTCAGTACGGTGAGCGGATCGCTAAGGGTGAGATCGAGGACCCGGCTTTTTTCATGGCTTGGTGGAAGTCGGCTGATGAGGCTGACCATCGGGAGTCTAAGAACTGGCTGCCGGCGAATCCCGGGTTTGGTGATCTGCAGGATGAAGAGGATTTCCACTCTGCAGTGAAACGCACGCCGGAGAATGAGTTCCGTACGAAGCGCATGAATCAGTGGGTGAATGCTCAGACGGCTTGGCTGCCGTCTGGTTCGTGGGAGTCGCTTGAACCGTGTGAGGTTCCGGTCGATGATCAGGTGCCGGTGGTTCTTGGTTTCGACGGTTCGTTCTCGAATGACGCGACTGCGTTGGTTGGTGTGACGGTTGAGGAGTCTCCTCGGGTTTTCATGGTGAGGGCTTGGGAGAAGCAGCCGACTGACACTGACGACTGGCGGGTGCCGATGTCTGAGGTCGCACATGAGGTGTTTTCGACGTGTGGCCGGCTCGATGTGCTTGAGATTGTCTGTGACCCGTACCGGTGGCAGCGTGAGATGCAGGAGTGGGCGGCTGCTGGTTTGCCGGTTGTTGAGTACCCGAGCAGCAGCCCGGCTCGGATGGTGCCGGCTACGGCTAAGTTCTACGATGCGGTGGTGAATGGTAACGTCTCACATGACCACGACCCGTTGTTGGCTCGACATATTGCGAACTGCGCTGTGAAGGTGGACCGTCTTGGTCCTAGGATTGTGAAAGAGCACCGTGGTTCGCCGCGCAAGATCGATGCTGCGGTTTGTGCGGTGATGGCTTTTGATCGTGCCACTCAGGTGCGTGAGGCTGAGCCTGTGCAGCCTGAACCGTTTTTTATCGCTTAGGAGTTTTGGATGGCTTCGGTGCTTCAGTTGGTCGGCTTGGCTGCTGTTGTGGCCGGTGCTGCTTTGATCGCGCCTGCGGCTGGGTTGATTGTTGGCGGTCTTTCTTTGACGTTGATTGGGATCGCGGTGGAGAGCCGTGAGCGTGGTGGTGAGTGATGCTCGGTAGGCTTCTAAATGGTCGTTCTGAGGAACGTGCGATTTCGTTTCAGAGTCTTTTCGCGTCTGGTGCTGATATAGCGCCGACAACTCTTTCGGGCACTGTGGTGACGCAGGAGAACAGCCTGAAGATCGGCGCGGTGTATGCTGCTGTGCGGTTGTTGTCGGATACGATCAGCACGCTGCCGGCTGATACGTATGTGCGCCGCGATGGTGAGCGGCTTCCGTTTAGTCCGAAACCGGCTTGGGTCGATCGGCCCGATATTGGTGTCACTCGTGAAGAGATGGTCCAGCAGGTGATGGTGTCGCTGTTGCTGGACGGCAACGCGTTCGTTCGCGTGTACCGTTCTGGTACTGGCGCTAATGTCGGGTTGCCGACTGCTCTTGTGGTGCTTGATCCGACGAATGTTGAGATTCGCCGCGTGAAAGACTCACGCGAGATCGAGTATGTGTTCGATCGCAGGATCGTGATCCCGCAATCCGACATGGTGCACATCGTCGAGATGCGCAGGCCGGGTAGCCTTCGTGGTGTCTCGAAGATCGAGCAGATGAAAGACACGCTTGGTCTCGCTAGCGCGTTGACCGAGTTCAGCGCTCGGTTCTTCGGCCAGGGCAGTGTCACGAGTGGCATCCTTGAAACGCCGTCGTCGTTGACTCGCGAGCAGGCGATGGATCTCAAAGACACGTTCGAGTCGTCGCACCGTGGGTTGCAGCGTTCGAACCGCGTCGGCATTCTCGGTGGTGGCGCGAAGTTCGTGAAGACTGGCGTTGATCCTGAACAGGCTCAGATGCTCGAATCTCGCCAGTTCGCGGTTGAGGAGATCGCTCGGATTTTCCGCATCCCGCAACACATGTTGCAGGTGGCGAATCCTGGCGCGATGTCTTATGCGAGTGTGGAGCAGAACGCGATTCAGTTCGCGCAGTACACGCTAGCGCCGTATATCGCTAAGTTGGAGGCTGCTTTCTCGGTGCTTCTGCCGGGTGAGGCGTTCATGAAGTTCAATCTTGATGGGTTGCTTCGCGGCGACTTGCAGACTCGATATAGCGCCTACAGCACTGCTTTGCAGTCTGGGTTCATGTCGATCAATGACGTGCGTCGGTTTGAGGATCAACGTCCGGTTGAAGGCGGCGACGCGTTCCGCGTGCCGCTCGCGAATGTGAACGTCGAGGCTGCTAACATCACCGAGCAAGAGAAGCGTTCGAAGATGGCGATTGATCTGATTCAGGCTGGTTTCGATCCGCAGCAGGCTCTCGCTGTGGTGGGCATGCCGCCTATCGATCACACTGGCTTGCCGAGTGTGCAGTTGCAGAATCCGGCGAATCTTGAACCGGATGACCCTGAGGCTGCTTATCCGGTGCGGGATCTCGATCCTGCCACGTTCGCTGAGGCGATAGGTGGTGCGATCCGGTCGATGCAACCGCCTGTAGTAAATGTGAACGTGCCTGAGCAGCCGCCGCGCACGAAGAAAGTGCAGCGCGATGCAGCCGGCAACATCAACGAGATCGTGGAGGAATAGATGGCGCTGAACAGCAACGGACTGAACGCGCAGGTCGGCGGTTTGACTGCTGTTGCTGCGTACGCCAGCCTTCACACTGCTGAGCCTGATGCCTCTGGTTCCGGCGAGGTGACTGGCGGTGCTTACACCCGTGAGGCGATTTCGTGGGCTGCTGCCAGTGGCGGCACTGCGGTCTCGTCTGCCGAGATTGTCTTCGATGTGCCAGATGGCGTGACGATCACGCATTTGGGGTACTGGTCGGCAAGCAGCGCTGGGACGTTTTACGGTAGCCGTGCGCTTGATGCTTCGCAGTCTTTCTCGAACTCTGGTACTTACACGATCGCGTCTGGGAATCTTTCTGAGTCTGTGAGTTAGTCGATGGCTGGGCTGTTCACGCTAGACTCAGCCTCGCTCGGTGTCCTAGATCAAAACGCGCTTGGTGGGTCTGGCACTGGGTTCGTTGTGGGCAGTGGCAGTTCTGCCGGTTCTGCCGTTGGTGTCGTCGGGTATTCGGGTTCAGTCGCTGGGTCTGGCTTGTCTGCCGGCTCGGTTTCAGGCTTCGAAAACGCTTTTGGGTCTGTAACCGGCTCTGGTTTTTCTGCTGGTTCGATCTCAGGCACAGAGAACGCCTTCGGATCAGTCTCGGGTGCGAACACCTCAGCAGGTGTCGTCAGTGGCTCCGAGGGGGCTTCTGGGGCTTCTCTTGGGGTGTCTAGCAACACTGGTTCAGCAACCGGCAGTCCCGGTTTGGTGGGTAGTGTTGGTGGCGCTAGCGCTGGGGCCGGTTCGGTGGTTGGCACGGCTTCTGGCGGTCAGCCGGCACCGGCACCGGCACCGAAACGAGGTGGGCGGTATCAGTTCGTCACTCCTGAACCGCGCACACCACATGCGGTCTCTGGGAAGTCTACCGGTCGCTCAGTGTCTATCGGCAGGATCAACGCCAGCAAAAACACTGCTGGTGTTGCGTCCGGCGCGGTGGTCTCGGTCGGCAGGTGCGTCGGAACCAGCCGCTTGGCCGTGACGCCGCTGCGTCTACACATTGACCATGATTCGGTAAGGCGTAAAGCCGAAGATGAACTTCTAACGTTGGGGCTGTTATGACGGTTAGTTCTGCTGTTTACACGGTGGGCACAGCGTCGGTGACATTATGTGCGCCTAGCCCAGAGCCGCAGCAGGTGACGATCAGCAACCACCAACCAAAACCGACTGCTGAGTTTTTGGCGCGTGATGGCTACGTGTTCGTCGCTGCTGACCGTTTCTCAATCGCGAACAACGGCACCGCGCATTTTCAGATCACCACGGGTGAGCATGGTGCGCAGATAGAGTTCTACGAGGTCGTTGCTACGTCTAGCGCGATTAGCGCTGAGTTGATTGAGGGTGCGACTTTCGGCAGCGCCACGGCTGTGCCGTCGTACAACCTAAACCGCGAGAGCACACGCACGGCCAACAGTGTGCTTACCGCCGCGACTGCTGTTAGCGGCGGTACAGCAATCTCGGAAGAATACATACCAGCGAGCAACCAAGCCGGCGGTGCTTTCTCATTCACGAAGATCCACACACTTGAACCGTTGACGAGTTACGTGATGCGGTTTGTCGATGTCGGCGGCAACGGTGCTGTGGCGTTTGTGCAGATCGGTTTCGCTGAGCAGTTCAACGGCGCTCACGATGTGCACATCAATAACACGGCTGGCAGCGCTTGGGTGTTGCCGGCTGGCGAGAGTTGGAGCGGCTTGCTGTATGCTGGTGAGTCGCTGTCTGGTGTCACGGATGGGCAGGAGTGCGAGGTTGGTGTGTTGAGGCAGGTGCAGACCTGATGCCTTACTTCATCACTGATGGCGCTGCTGGTTGTGACGGTTGGGCGACTATCAAAGAAGATGGCGAAGTGATTGGCTGTCATACGACGAAGCAGGCCGCTATCGATCAGATGGTGGCGGTTTCGATCGCTGAAGGCTTAGAGCCTGGCGGAGAAAGGAACGCGATGAGTAAGGTTGAGTTGCGCCAGATGCAGGTGCAGGATTTGGAACTGCGGCAAGATGGCGGTGGCTCGTCGTTCTCTGGCTACGCTGCGGTTTTCGACAGCGACAGTGAGCCGTTGCCATTCGTTGAGCAGATCAGGCCGGGTGCGTTCAAGCGCACGCTGTCGGCTCGCAATAACATCAAGATGTTCGTGAATCACGACGACACGATGGTGTTGGCTTCGACTCGTTCGGGTTCGTTGCGTTTGAGTGAAGACAACCGTGGTTTACGTGTCGATGCCGATATGCCTGACACGACTTACGCTCGCGATC